GAAGCCTTTCAGGTTCGTCCATGCTTCGGGCAGGTCAGACAGCTTGACCAGCGTATGCGCTATCGTCTCAAGGCTGGTGTTGATCGAGCCAATGCTCTCAGTCATCTTGTGGACGTCGCCACGCAGGGCGTGTACCTCTTCGTTCAGTTCCGCCACGGACGCATGAACCTGGGTCATCTCAAGTTCAAAATCACTCTTGCACTTCGTCACGCGCCGCTCCAAGTCACTCAGCCCTTTGCATGTCGCACACTCTCTACGCTCTGATCCACCCCAGGTTTCGCTCATTTCACAACCTCTTCAACCCAACGGATAAGTCCTGCAAGCTGCGCGGCATTGACGTGGCATCGTCCGTAGTTTTCGGCGATGTTGGCGGCGAGGCGAGAGGCATCAAGGGGAGCGGCGGCTGCATCAGGTTTGCCGGAGGTCGAGGGAAGCGGTGCTCCACGCGCGGCTGCGTCGTGCAACACGACGATAGAGCCAGGGCAGTGACCAGTGATAGCGCCAGCATAAGCAAGGTATTCGCGTTTCGTTTCATCTAGCCTCCGTTGTGTTTTGGCGAGTTCAGTGCTGATCCGCTCTGCGTCGGCTGCGAGGGCCATGTACTTCTGGTGCTCTTCTTCGAGTGCTTGCGAGAGTAGTATCTGATGCTCTCGCTCACACTCTGTAACGCCCGCATTTTTCACTGAGTAATACGCAAACGTAATCGCCGATAGTGCGGCAATGGCAAGTCCGAGTTTTGTGTACACGGAGCTAAACATGCTGCCTACCTTGACTCACCTGCCACATAGCTTTCGCAATCGGCCACCCCCTACTAAGCCGCGTATGAACTGTACCCATCGGTACACGCGAGCCGGACTCTTCATACGCGGTCAAAAATGGTATCGTCTGCCCAAACCATTCAACTGTGTGTGTGGTACGGCGGTTTCTTGCTTGCTCCGATTTGCTTGCCCACCGGACATTGCCAGGGGTGTAGTCACCGTTGTTATCTATTCTATCTAACGTCTTTCCTGGCGGACGATCACCCATATCTGCGAAGAAGGCGTCGAATGATTTCATCCACCTATCACACACACGCACTCCTCTAGCTCCGTAGTTTTTATAGCTTCCGTCGTTTTTGTTCACGCACCGATCTCGCATGGCCCTCCACGTTTTGTAAATACTTGTGTGGCTCATTCCGTGTGTGGTTTCGCGGCTCGCCGCCTCCGCTTTATTTAAGCACCCGCATGACCGCGTAATCCCGCGACGCAAATTATTTGCGAAGTACACCTTAGTGACCCCGCACTCACACGTAGCCTTTACTTTTTCCCCGCTGTATGTGACGACGTGTAGCCTGCCATATGTGACACCCACCATATCCTTAGTTTTCATTTCGCCCCCCGAATACTTGGCGTATGCACCGAGCCGATAGACCAGAAACCAGCATCCACACCAGCGCTACGGATACCCATAGCAATCCAACCAAGCAGACCGGCAACAGCACAAGCAAGAAGAATCCCGCGAAAAATGGGTGAACCGAATAGAAGCTTGAGTAGTGGCATCTCATTCATCGTCCCAGAGTAGGTAGAGCGCGTAGCCGGTTATGGCAACCAGCCCTAGTGCGTAGACGGTAGCGAACATTACCGACCCCTCGCTTCAAGGGATTCGTTGGTCTTGGCACGCAGCAGGATCACCAGCAGACCGAACACCATCATGATGTTGCTCATTGCGTCAGGCCCGAACCACGCGGTGATCTGCTTGTCCTGACCCTGCAGGTAGCCGATGATCAACAGCCACGTACCTGCGTGAGCCGTGTAGGAGCGCATAAGTCCGCGCATAACTCGCTTGCTGGATGCAGATAGAGAGATCATGGGTAGAAACTCCGTCTCATTGAGTTAGGTGCCCGAGTGGTTAGGCGCGTAAGTTTGTACTTTGAACAGTATTCGTATACAATGACAACCATTGTAAATACCAGGTGATACAAATGGACGAATGGCGAGATGTTCCCGGTGTGCCCTACTTTCAAGTCACTCAGGATGGGCGCGTGCTGGCGAAAGGCTTTACTAATGAAACCGCCGTAAACCGTTGGGGCAACCTCTGCCCGCGAACGTATAAAGATAGGTTCTTGTCCCCCGCGCTTGGCGAGAACGGATACCTCCGTGTCGCGGCACTTAGACTCAAAAACCGGCCCAGGTTCTATGTTCACAGGCTTATTGCCCTCGCCTGGGTCGACGGGTATCAAGAGGGTTTTCACGTCAACCACATTAACGGCGTCAAAACAGACAACAGAGCGGAGAACCTTGAGTGGGTTACGAGCTCGGCAAACGTCAAACACGCTTGGGAAACTGGGTTGTGCGAAGCGTTTGGCGAAAATAATGGACAGTCCAAGCTCTCTGCGGAACAGGTAATAGCTATCCGTGAAGCCTCGGGCTACGGAGTGCCAGATGCCGTCCTTGCACGGATAGTTGAGTTTTCCAACTCCGGCATAGCAAAAATTGTCAACAACCAAACATGGGTTACGCATAAAACGTCCTCCGACCAGATTTAGGAGGTCTTGTGGTGGCGTGAAACCACCCTTTAGTCTGCGCCGGGTGCTCGCGATACAAGCCGAACCACTCAAGCACGTCGTCGTCGATCCACCCGTCGATGTCACCATCCGGGTCATACACGTCGATGCCCTTGCCCTCTTTGTGGCTGCTGTTTGGTGCGCCTTCTGGGCAGTTCTTGGGACGCCACCCACCGTTCTTGGTTGCGCTGATCAGCGTGCCCGTCTTTGGGTTGGTCTCAAGGTCGACTTTGCCGTTGCGAAGCGCCTCCGTCAGAAGCCCGTTGACAGCCGCCAGCAAGATCACAGCGTTGTCGATGTGCGCCTGGGTGATATCCGGGTGATCGACGTACCCAGCGAAGTAGTCAGTCAGCGTGATCATTGGCTCAACTCTTCATCGTATTTGTAGATCGGGCAGTTGTGCGCGGCCGGGAATCCTTCCCTACCAAACTCACAGGCGGCCATCTTCCGTTCCTCGACCACATGCGCGCAGACGCCGCACTGGCCTTTCACGTCGTATTTGCTTTCCCAGCCCATCGTGTCAAGGTGCTTGTTCATATCAGTGCTTCGACTCGGTTACTGCGGCCGTGTACCCGCCGTCTTTGTTGGGCGTAAGGTTGACCGTCTTGCCAGAACTGCCACCCCGTTCGATCGTGACGGGGACCGTGACATTGACCACCGGGGGTTCCATCGCCTTCTCTTCTTTCTCCGGTTTGGCCAGGGCTTCGATCTGCTTGCGAATCTCTTCGATCTGCTTGCTCAACTGCCCCGCCTCTGCGGCGTAACCGTCTTGCGCTGCGGTCTGGGCGGCCGACTTGTTCGCCTCGATCTCGGCCAGTTTGGCGGCATGCTCGGCGTCAATCTTCATCCGCTCAGTGCTGTTCTTCTGGTCAATCTCGTAGGTCTTGATTTCGGTGTTCTGTTTGAGCGCGACGATCTGCTGCTCAAGCGCCTGGCGTTGCTGCTCTGCGGCTTGCTTGGCGGCGACCATCTCCTCGTACATCTTCTCCTGCGCATCACCGGCTTGCTTCACCACGTCCTGCAACTGCATCTGAAGTTGCTGCACGATCTCGCCAGCGCCGTTGTCTTGCGGTGCCTGCATGGCCATCATCGCGGCTTCTGTCTCGACGCGGATCTTGTCGGCCTCTGCAACGGTCTTGGCTGCCTTCGCTTTGCTCTCTTCGATGTTCGCCATCGCAGCCTCGGCCTGCAGGCGCAAAGCCTCGGCCTGTATCTGCTGCTGTTGCTGCATCGCGGCTGCTTCCTGCTCAGGCGGCAAGTCCTGAATGTTCGCGGCCTTGCGTAGGCGCTCGATCAACAAGGCCTTCTCGGGCACGTCGGTAAGACCAATCAGCACGTCAACCGTCATCATCTGCATCATCTCTGGCAGTGACTTGACGACCTCGCTGAGTACCTGCAACTGCTGGGCGCGGAAGGCCGGCGTTGACGGCACGTCCTCCAGCACGACCTTGATGTTCGCTGATGTGGTGTTGTTCGCCACGCTGCCGTCGGGCATGCGTTGGTTCAGCACGATGATCTGCTTCTCCCGAGCACCCTTGGGCTGCACAGCGACCTGGGTCTCAACCCCGGCCATGTCTTCCCGCACCAGGCTGAACAGCATGTCACCCACCTGGCGACGGGCGAAGCGATAGTTGTCGTTGATCTCGGCCAGGGTGATGGACCCTTGCTCGACCAGCGCGTTGATCGCGATGCCGCTCTGTCCGCTGTCCTTGCCCATCATCGACTTGAACACACCACCCGCGTTCTCGATATCTGCGGCGGCTTGCTGCCGGCGCTGGTACTGCTGGGCGGTCAGTTCGAAGTCCTGCTCCACCTTGAACAGCGCGTTCGGACTGTTCGGGTCAAGCAGCACAACGGAGTCCGGGCGAGCCAGTTCATCCTGCACCTGACGCCATGAGTTCAAACGGGTGTCAACGGCGTTGCTGTGGGCGATCAGGCGACGTGCGTTGAGCATCCAGTGCATCCGCGCATCGGCCGAGTTGACCACGTCCTGCGGCGAGATCATGCCGCGAATCAGGCCAAACGGAACACCACTCTTGTCCTCGCGGAAGCCCCAGAAGGGCACATACGGGAACCAGCGATGCCTATAGGGCGTCGGGACGTCGTATAAACGGTGGGGGCCGAGGTAAAACGCCACCCGGATCGTGCTGAACACGGCCTTGCGGGGGCGCACCATGCCGCCCATCACGGCTGCGGCTTGCTTCGGGTCGTTCTCGTCAAACGGGATGACCATGCCGTTCGGCAGATCGAGCACGTCGCCGCGCTTCCACATCCGATACCACACCTCGAACAGCGTAGCCCGCTTTCGCTCGGCGTCACGCCAGTCGTTCTCGTCCATGTTCGTGACCCGCTCAACCTCAGCCGCGTAAGCCAGGTCCGGGTTGTACTGGTCCTTGGTGTCCCACTGCCATGTCCTGAACCCGGCCGTCACCGCCTGATCGATCAGGTCAGCGTGCTCGGGCAGCATGGCCGTCAACTCGTCAAGGTCAAATCGTCGCTTGCGCGTCAACCAGCGGGCATCAGACAGGTCGGCACGCTTGGCGCGCCAGTCCCAGTGAATCTCGTCCCGCGACACGTCCTGCACCCGGTAGGGGTAGTCCAGCGCGTCCACGGCTCGAGACACTTCAACCCAGTGCAGACCGGCCTTCACCTGGCCGGCGTATGCATCACTGATGGCACGGTCGGCGCGCGTCTCACGCTCGGCCTCGTTCAGCTTCGCGTTCAGCGCCTTCATCAGCACTTCAGGCACCGGAGCAGCGTCTGTCTCCTCAATCACGCGCCAGTCAGTCCGAGTCCTGGCTTCCATGCCAAGAACCGTGTCAATCGTGGGGCGTATCAGGTTGGTGACCAGAGGCGGGATTCCCAGCTTGTTCATCCGCTCAAGACGCTCGGAGGTGATCTGGTTGCCGGCGTAGTAGTCGGCGCACTTCGATGCGTCATCGCGCCATTTCGGCTGATGCCGGATGTCAGACAGGATGTTTTCAAGCTGCGCCAGGGTCATGCCGCCGGCAGCCTCGCGAGTGGACAGGTCATCCACCGCAGCAGTTACTGCGGCAAATGGGTCACTCGGGGGAGTTTCGACGGTGGGAAGCTGCATGGGTGGCCCTGATATTGGCTATCTTGCCGACAAAATACCCTACAACTTGGTACTGTCAAGCCGATGCTTGCAGGCATAGCCTGCTGGGGGATGAAAAAACCCGCCGGAGCGGGTTGGTGTGGGGTTATAGCAGAGCTTCGATTTCTTCAACTGTCGCTTGCCGTTCGGCAATTGTCAGTTGCTTATCGTTACCGAACTGCGTTACTCGCAAACATCCATCTTGATCGCGTTTGATACGCAACCAACCCGTCGGACACTGCACTTCGGCCCATTGATAGTGTTCACCGCAACATCCCTGAGTCATTTCAATATCTGCTAACGTCATAGCGACTTGCTCCCATAGTAAAATTCAGTAGGACTTAATACTTCAACGGTTCCAGCGGTTTCTAGGGTTTTGATGTAATTCATAACGGCTGTCCAGTTCGACAGGTAGATCAGAAGATCGTCACCTGTTGTTCCCTCGCCGGTGCCGGGATCGCCTAGCGCGGTAATCGAGTGCCAGAACAACCACAACGAATCTCCGTAATACACGCACTTGTCAATGGCCGCTTTAATCGTTGAATACTGCTGCCATCCTTGGGACGCCTGCCCCATGTCGATAGCCCCAAGTTCAAACGGGTTGTCTATCCCCCACGGAGTTCTTGCAATGTTGTACTTTCTTGAATTTCTTGCCATTAAAAACCCGAGCGTTTTTAGGACAGCCACCACTAATCTGGATGTTGAAAATTGAGGCGAGACATAGAAATTCGATCCACGCACCCACCCTTTGCTAAGGCACCACGCTCTACATGCCTCCAGTTCATAGGCAACCTCACCTGCTGCCGTAAGAGTTCCGTTTGCCAGGTGATTTACTGTGTGGTTTAACACTTCAAATCCGGCAGCATAGGCGGCATCAACGACCTCTTTTGGTACAGTCCAGTCCGTGACAATTTTTGATCCGGCAGCCCATACCTGGCGAGGAACTGCCAAATACCCCTTATCTACCCAACCGAGAGATTGAAATAGCGGCAGAGTGTAGGTTGTTAAATCTGTTCCGTTAGAATCCGAACCTAGAACAATGGCTGTCTTTGTTGAAAATCCAGTCCACAATGAATCGAGATAAACAGTCGCGCCGTTGAGCGTCGTCGTTATGATCTTCATTCTCTGGATTGGGCTGGCAACAATATCGCCGTTCGCGCCTGTGCCGTTCATAACCCGGTTTATACCTGCTGGATGCCCAGGCCCACCACGAGAGGCGTCTGCATTTTCGTTGTACTTCAGAAAGTTCCATCCCTCGCGGAATCCAGTAGCGATGAACGAAATTTGTAGCGCGTTGGAAAACGATACCGCTGATGTGGACAGCAGCACGCCAATAGTACCAGTGCCAGTTCCTACCCCCGCTTGATACCCAGGCTGCGCTGCTACGTACACCCACAGGCCGAAGATGCCGTTTAGCGCAATCGGAGTGAGTGTGGTATTTTGTATTTCCTCGCTGGTATCGGACGAAGGAACCACTTTCAACATCGTTTTGATGCCCGTCCTTGGAGGTATCCCATTGACTGCCCCAGCTGCGTCATATCCGGTGTAATCAGATGTTAGCGCGGGAGTCCCTGCGGCAATAGACCACGCTGCGCCTGTAAAATCTACGGCTAGTTTTCCGGCGTTTCCTACCGCCGTTTTGCTGATTTGTTTTGATGGTTGAGGACTGACAACACCAGCAAGCAGAGTTGAGTCTCTTCCTATAACATCGAGCTTGCTACCATCCGGCCCCAGCAGCACCGTGTTGCCGTTGGCGTCGGTGGTGACCAGCGGGATGGGCGCAATGCGGCCTGATGGAGACACCACACCAACGACATCACCGTCCGCGTTGAGCAACGGCCGCAACTCCTCGCCGACAACACCGTCCTCACCTGTCGGATATCGCTCTCTTGTCGCCATTGTCACCACCCCCCATCAAAGTTGGTGAGAAAATACCCTACAACTTGGTACTGTCAAGCGGATGCTTGCAGGCTAAGGCATGTCAGATGAATGGGTCGCTGCGCCGGTTGTGATCGATCATTGACGTGGGTGACGGCTTCGTCACCGCGAACCGGAGGTCGTAGATTCCAATCCGCGACGCGGACATCAAGTCGTCTCGCACTTTCACTAACAAGCCGTCCTTTCGATGATAGAGGCGCAGCTCCTCGAAAAATAAATTCAGGTGGTCAAACACCTTGAACCTACCGCTCTCCATCCTGGTCAACATCTCCTGGACGCCGGCCTCCGTCGACATCCGCGACATCTTCCGCTCGCCCTCCTGGCCTGTCTCTGGAAACTGTGCGTGGGTGTGCCTCATGTTGACGCCCTGGTTCTTGTACTGCTGGGCCAGTTGCTCTCCCGTGTTGGCATCCTTGACCGCGTGCCCGTCATGCGGCCATGCCACTGGTATCCAATCCCCCCGAGCCTTGATGGCTGATGACACCACGGGGATGGTCGTCTCACTGGCTCGGTACGTGTCGTAGACGTACACCGTGTCCGTGTCCCTGTCGTGGGCATACCACACAGCCGCTGTGGGGTGCGTCCAACCGAAGTCCATCCCGCACAGCCTGGGCCAGTGGTCTGGTATCGGAAACGCAGGAACCGCGATGTCGCTCTCGGCGATCGGGAACACCTTGCCGCTGCCCATCGTCGGGATACCGTTTATCCGGGCATCCCTCTCATGGGCTGGGTACTGGGCGATGATCGACGCTTTCTGCTCGGCCGTGTAGTGGTCAACATCATGGATCGTCATGTTGGTGACGTTCCCGTGGCCCTCAAGCATAAACCGGGCGACGGTGTCGCTCATCCCCTTGAGTGGCGTAAACGTCATAAACACAGGCCCGAAGGCCACGTTGGTTCGCGTCAGTACCTCGCTGAAATACGTTTGGTCCGGCTCTTCATCGAGCCAGCAAAAATCTAGCGTCAACGCCTGCACACGCTCCCGGCCGGCGTCGTAACTTCGCAAGTACAGACTGCTCTCTCCGCCACTGACATGCTTCACCTTTATCGTGTCGTAAGCTCCCTGCACACTCCTAGCCATCGTTGGCTCCCCGACGATGGTCTTCTTCGGGACCATGCCGTGGCCCAACTCCAGTGCCGGGTATCCAAACAGCAGCACCTGCATCGAGTCCCGCACCAACTGGCTCGTCACCCCAGCAGCCAGACCACGCACGGCCTTGGCAAAACGCTTGCCCTCCCACCAGTCCGGGTAAATCCCCGTCAGGTGCATGGCCACCTCGGCCGCAGCGGAATAGCTCTTGCCTGAGTTGTGGTGATAGACACCCGCAGCCTTGTAGTTGTGAATGTCTACCACCTGTACGTCCAGTATTGGCTGGTAACCAATTGGTACAACTGCTACAATGCTTGCACCTCCAACCAACCGCTTGCACCCAAATGGGAAAAATATCTGGATGTGCTCAGTACCATGAAGAGATCGTAGCCCTCGCTCGCCAAGGGATCCAACGGAAAGACATCGCGGCGCAGTTCGGCCTGACAACGGTATCCGTTCAGGCGTATCTGCAACGCCGGGAGATAGCACCGCCAGCAGACTGGCGGCACACTGCTCTGAAGATTCTGAATGATGATGCCCTTCGCCACGCGATCGAAGTTGAAGGCCTGACTCACGAACAAGCCGCTGAACGGTTTGGATGCTCTCACTCGTGTGTAGAACGGACATCGTCTCGGCTGGGCCTGCAAACTGCTCGTACAGGGCCGCGAGGTGGCTTGGGTCACACTCAGCAATGGGCAGGGGGCCGGACGCTAGACAAGCACGGATACGTTCTGGTGTTCGCGCCTCTGCATCCCTATGTGAGAAATGGAGCCTACCTCGCGGAGCATCGCCTGGTGCTGGAGGTTGTGCTTGGCCGCTACCTTCTGCCAGGTGAGGTTGTTGATCATGTCGATGACCACCCCATGCATAACTGGCCTGATAATCTTCGACTGTTTGCGTCAAATGCAGACCATCTTCGGGCGACACTAACTGGTCGACCTCAATCCACCCCTCGGTCGTCAACACCCGGTGCCTACGGGTGCAGTCAAAAAATCGACCAGTGTCCAGAAGCACACGAAACGCTGGCTCAATGCCCTTCAGAATTGCGTTTGAAAATTGAGCAACACGTTCTTGCCCATCAACCAGGGCCAGAACATCGCCAGTTTCGGCGGAAAGATATTCTCCGATCCGGCGCTCGCCTTCCGGTGTTTCAATAAACGTCCAAGGACTTAGGCACTGGTTAGCCGCCATAAGCAGTCTTTCACGATGCGTAGCCCCCGCATTGTGAAAATCGACCTGCTTCTGGTAGGGCTTGTAGAGCAACAGCTTGTTCTCGTCCTCGTACCTCTTCTGGGCCTCCAATAGCTCCGTCAATTCCTTGCGTTGCGCTGCTGTCAACTTCGACAGGTCGCGCTTCTGGACCTCAACCAGCGTCTCGGCCAGGGTGACGTATGCCATTGGGTAGCTCACTTAACAGAAAATAATCCTCGCATTTACGCCATTTTCTACGGTTAGTGCAAGCGATCGTTTGCATCAACCAACCACGCTTGTATTTCTCGGGGAACATGTCCCGCCATTTTTTGGGGTTCTGTTTTTCAGCCGGTTGCACTGGTGCGTTTTCAAGTTGCACTGGTGCGCGCACTGGTGCATCACTCTAGTTACTATCGCTGCTTGTAAAAGGTCTTGGGGAGTTTTCTGCGTATTGTGGTGCCCCTCACGCGGAGGGCGGCGGCTGCGCCGGGTGGCCCCCCTGGGGTGGTGGGGGGTCTCGATCTGACCATGAAGGCACCATGGTGGGCCTCTGATAGGGCTAGAGCGCACGCAACGCTGGGCGACCTCATCACCCTATTACCATCGAGATGCACACGCCTTGCTAGGCATGTGCTGCAAATCAACGCATCAAAATAGCTGAGATGCCGAGGATAGGCACCATCATGCCTAGTGTTTGCTAGGGCTGGCGCATGGTATGACGGGATGGTGACGGGTATTAGGCGGGATCAGGGTCTGGATCAGGGTCTGGTTGCTTGGCCAGGGCGAGCAGCGCACCGAGCCTGGCGGTGATGCTGTCAGGATCATCCTTGACCTCGATGGTCGCCTCGACCTGCATTCGGTCGCTGTACTTACTGTCGCGGATGGCTGCCATCTTGCGGCAGTGCTGCACGATCTCCCTGGCCTTGGCCATGGACAGCGCATCCTCGGCCTCTTCGACACGTTGCAGGCCTCGGTCCATCCAGGCATCTCCACTGGCCTTCGCTGCTAGTGAGAACCCGCGCATACGTCCGGGATCTAGGTCAAGCCATCTGTAGAGTTGATGCGTCGAAACACCAAACATCCTACTAACCTCGGGATGCGTCAATCCGCTCGCCACTGCCTCGCACAGCTTCTCCATGCCGACGTTATCGAGATGCGCCAGGGCGACCTTCATCGGGGCGCTCTCCACCAGCACATCCTCCGGCCGCACCTCGATCGTCCGGTCAATCCCGATCATCTCGGCAATCTCTGCCGCGCTGGCGTTGTTGGTCGTCAACCGCTCGCCCTTCTTGCCAGTTCGCGGCATGTTGGTCGTCTTGCCATTACCCGGCGGAAACCTCCCATTCGGCAGCCGGTGCGGTGTGTCCTGCGCGCCATCCATGATCTCGACCCTCTCGTGCGTTGCGATGCGCGGCTTATACCAGACTGCCTACTTTTTAAGCAACTCTCATCGATCTGCCTATTTTTTAAGCAGCATCCGTTCATCCTGGGCAAAAGTCGCCGGGGTCGGTGCGCGTCGGTGTTGTCCGCAGATCGTGGCGCGCCCATTTCTCTCTGCCGGGCGAAGAAGAGAAAAACCCCCAATTAATTGCAATATTCCAGCAATTACCAAAACACCCTGCCACCCGCCACCCGACTTTCTCCTTACTTGCCGGCTAGCAGCTTCTCGCGTGCTCTGATAATCCTATATTTATTTATTCTCTAGCTATTACTACCCTTCTTTTCCTCCTAAAGAGAAAGAGAGGTGGCAGAGTGGCAGATAATTACAAAAACAGCGTTTGTGCGGCATCCCAACGATTCGATTTTTTGTGGCAGACAGGTGACACAGAGTGGCACGGTGGCGGAAATAATCCATTAATTAATCGGTAATTACTCAGTCACGCACCCCAGCCACCGCAGCCACCCAAAAAAAATCCTGCCACTCACACAACCACCAAAAAAGAGGCCGGTATCGCTACCGGCCCAGCACACAGGAAAACCCCATTAAATTGCAATTAATTAGGGGTTTTCTCCGGGAACTTGATGATGTTTGTGTTCTCGCCCATCCTCTCCTTCCATGCTTTTCTCTCCTCTGCGGTCTGCATTGAGATCAAAACGAACTTGCCTTCTGTCTCCGTTCCCGCATCGTCGTAATACCTCATCTTGTTTGAACACTTGCCAAACCCCATCTTGTCTGCGATCTGCCTGGCTTTGTAGGACAGCAGGATGCGCTCGCTCGGGTCTCGGTATGCATGAATCCAGGCCTTGACCAGGGCAACGGGGTTGCGCAGGACAATCAGAGTCTCCTCTGGCCGCCATTTCCGGGTCGACCCGGCCACGACACGGGTGTGCATTGCCAGAAGCGAGGCCACGCCGCTTGGTGTCTTGTCCAGGTATCCGGTGCCGGCCACCTCATTGATCATGCGGCTGGCCCAGTCGCGGACCATGCCCGCTATCTCCCCTGCGATGCCCTCAACACTGTTCTCCAGCAGGCCAAACTCGTGGTGGATGCCTGTCGTTTCGTGCCACGCATCAAGCCATTTGTCGGCTACGTTGGCGGAGCCATCCCGGCCAAGCGCAACCATCGCGGCCACGCCTGCATTCAGCCGGGCTGCGGCGTACTCGGTCACTGCGCGCCTGTAGGTGAGCTTGCCCACCTCGTTAAAAACCTCTCGCTCTTCCAGCCTGCCGGTGTCCACCGTGTAGTGGGAGAACCGCTCGGCGAACTGGGCCTCGACGCCTGATGATGACCCGAGACTCTCGACACCCTCGGCACTCGTGAACATCTTCGTGAACAAATCGGCCTTGAACCGGAGTTGGTTCTTCGGGCTTGCCATGATGCTGTTGTTCAGCTGCTTGAGCTCAGACTTAACCGACTTGAGCTCGTCCACCCACATCACCCATGCACCGACCATCACGCTGGCGTCAATCCCAACAGGCTTGCCCTCGAAGGCGGCCTCGATCTCCTTGGTGCTGATGGCCGCCACGATGCGCAGACCGTCATCGCCCAGGACACCATCCAGCAAAAAGCCCTTGCCCCATGAAGAGACGCACTTGAGCCACAGGAACGCCTTACGCCGGTCTGTGGCGAAGCGTGCATGCAGCAGCAGGTCCAGGGTCTCATCCAGCTGCGGGAAGTGTTCACGGTACTCGGCCAGCACCCGCTCGGACACGCCAACCGGCACAGGGGTGCCGCGCACCTTGAAGGGCTTGTGGGCGTAGGTCACGGCAGCCGTCTGCTCTGTCAGGGCGATGCTGGCCTTGCTGGCGAACATGTCTGTGCGGTAGTCCAGCATCACGCGCTGCCGGTAGTCTTTCACCTTCGCGAAGAAGGCGGACCATGCCGCGTCCGAGATCGCCTTCCGGGCCTTTTGCCTGTCTGCCTCGCTCGAATCATCGCCGCCGGCCAGACGTCGGGCCACGATGCCCACTGCGTCGAAATCGAGGAAGTCATCGAAGGCCTCGATCGTCGCCCGCTTCCAGTCTGCATTGACGTGCTGTATCAGTTCACCCGCTCTGTTGAGCAAAAACAGCTTCCCCTGGCCTGGGTGAAAGAAACAACCCAACCAGGCCGCATCCAGGTTCTTCGGCACCATCACCGCCTCGACCTCGGCCCGGCTCAAGCCGACGTGCTCAAGCGCGCCATGCACAGCCTTGATCATGCGATCGTGCCACTCCTTGCCGCGCTTTTCCGGGATTCCCGCAGGAGCAGCCGGGGCGGCAGATTTCACCGCAGCATCAACGGCGTCGGCCTGCTTTTTTTCAGCCACGACCTCGGGCAGCGTCTTGCAGAAGGCGACCATGGCCTTGCTGCTGGGCAGGTCGCGTACGCCACCGGCCTCGAGCATGTCCCGCTCCACATCACTCATGGCCGCGCGTGCCTCGGTGTCCAGATGTCCGAACCGGTGCAGGCGCACCAGATCATAGAAGTTGAGCAGTCGTGCCCCTGCTGGCGCTGTAGCGTGTGAGTTACCCACCTTCTCGCCGCCGTCCACACCCTGGCGCACCCAGGCACCGCCGCGCGTCCCGCCACCCTGCAGCCATGTCATGCGACGTGAACTGGCACCGTCACGCTCGAACACGCCCTCGAACCACGGCTGCACCAGCAGATCGTCGATCGTCGGGTAGGTTCGGTTGAACGCACCGACCAGTCCCGGCTTGAGGCCTGGGTCGGCGAAGTCGCCCGGCTCGCCAGCATCGGCACTCTGCGCACTGGCTGCAGCATCGATCATGCCCTGGGTGAGCACCAGTCGCACCTCGTCACCGTCCAGACCATGCACCAGGCCAGAGCGGACAGGCACAGGGATGACGACACCGGCATCGGCCATGGGTGCTGCGGTGTAGTGAACCTGCACGCGGCGGAACAGCGTGATATCGACGTGCTCGGCAACGCCTGTACCGAACGCCCATGCGTTGATCTCGGCATCGGTGCGCGGCTCAGTCAGACACCAGTAAACGTGCGCCTTGAGCGTGCCCTCGTTACCCGGCGCGCCTGCTGAGTTGGACAGCTGCCAGTGATACCCGGCAAGCTGGAACTCAGCCGGCAGGTGCTTGGCTATGAACTGATCGATGGCGGCCACTGGGTCAGCAACCGGGTCGATGCCATCAGGCTTGTACTTGTCGATATCGTGGCATAACCACTGCACCGGCACATCCTCAAAACACTCGCCCCGCCGCAGGTATGCAGGCCCTTTTGCTGTGGGCTCAACGACCTTGATCGGCTCGCCTGTCTCTAAATCCGGCAGCGTGTCCAACGAGACAGCGTGATCGTGACCACGAAAGCGCCCGCGAACGACACACACTGCTGGGTTCTTCTCGATCCGCGACAGCACCGCAGACAGCGCGGACAGTGTGTTGTCGACCGTCTCGGTCTTGACGTACAGGTGGCGCGCCCGGTCGTACCCGGCGATCTTGCCATCTGCAAGCCAACGCTTGCACATCGCGCGACCCTGCCGCGCTTGTAATAGTGTGATGTCCATGTGCCGCTCCTAGAGAGCAGCGGACAGGTCGCGTATCTGCTGCAGCGCCGCCAGCGATAACAGGGCCGACAAGGGCACCCCGGTCAGGGTGGCCACCTGCTTGGCTCGGGACGCAGGCACAAACCCCTGGCTATACCACTGCTGCACGGCCTGCTGTGTTATTCCAAGCTGTTTGGCCAAGGGGACTTGGCCCCCGGCTGCGGTGATCGCACGCCCGATGCCGGAGTTGTTATTGATTCGCATTTGTTTTCCTCTGATTGGTGAATACAGTCACGCGCTTGCATATACAAGCGGGCTTTTAGCATACGCCGATCAGGGACAAAAGCAACCGAATGCCTCGCTAGTACAAGGGAAACCTTGTATTTAGCACGATCGTGTATTACTTTAGTGGTAGGGAATTTTCCCCGCACACATACAACGTGGTACCCAACATGAGACTAGACACCAATTTTGCGGAGCGCCTCAAGTGGGCCATCCAGCATCGAAACAGCAACCAGTCCGAGCTTGCCCGGGGTATTGGCATCTCGGTCCAGTCCATCCAGCAATGGGCGAGCGGCGCAACAGCATCCCCTAACCTCAAGCACCTCAACGCTGCCTGCGCCTTCTTGGGTGTGCGGTACGAGTGGCTGGCCTTCGCGCGCGGCCCGATGGTCGACGCCCCGGCCACGCCGCCAGACCCGAACAGGACCGCAGCCGCGCACCTGGCCGCCGAGTGGGAGGCCCAGTTCGCCTCATGCCTGCCGCCGGTCGGCGAGCACCAGGCCCGACTCAGCCACGATGGCCGCGTCTACCGTGTGGACCGGGTATCTGATGCCGTCGTCGCTGCCCTGGGCCTGTACACATCGACCGCCACCCTCATACACAATGCACGCGCGAGACTCTGGGCACTGTCCATCGCCCGCAGCCTGCTGCCTCCGGTTGGGGGCCGCACCTTTGTCCTGATCCTCGCACCCCTTGGCGATGCCGATGCGGATATGGCAGACAGGCACTATGACCTCCTGAGAGCCGAGGCGCGCCTATTACATATAGATGTGGCCCTGGTCCAGACGGCAGAACAGGCGGCATCGGTCTGCGCAGGCACCCACACGCCCACGGTGCCCGAAGAGGTCGCCCTTGGCATCGACGACAGTCCAATCCTCTAAACCCTCGCGACCCCAGCGTTTCCGGGGGTCATAAGTTTTCTTGTGGCCCCCATAAAAATAATCACGTGCCAAATATCAAATAATTACAAGCAAACGCTTGTAGATACCAAATGACAGGTCTAGTATTCACATCACGGAAGCAGAACAACGCGACCGCACCGCTAGGACTCCGGGACTCCAGCCATACCGGACGAGTGCGAGGGCAACAGGATCAAGTCACTGACCATCCGATCAACCACACGCGTTGACCATCCTGTTCGAACAAGTTCTTCGGTTAATCACCCGAGCCGCGTGACAGGCGGCTCCAATGATTCACCCACAGGAGAGACAACATGACACACATTGGAGTAGCACCCCGCGAGAATGGTTTCCAAGTAGTTGCACTGGTTCGCCCACCCTTTGAAGATATGTTCCAACGCATTTATCACCCGGCAATCTTCCGCGACGAAGGCCGGGCCGAGCGGTTCGCTATGCGGGTTCGCAAGTCCTATCGCGAATTTGATATGCGCGTCTGGGGCACCGACCAGTCAGTGATCGAAGCGTACCAAGGCGCAGGCAGCCCGACCTACTGCCCGATCTGATGGTTAATCACCCGAGCCGCGTGACAGGCGGCTCAATGATTCACCCACCCACGGGAGCACAACATGACACACATTGCACACGCCCAAAATCAATACGTCGTATGCGGCGGCTCAGATCAGTATTGGTCC